GCTCTCGGGCAGTGTCAAGCTGCGCAGCGGCACTGGCGCCACTGACCGCCTGGTGATTGACGGCACGGGCGCCTGGCTCGTGGGCGGCAGTGCCGGCACGGCGACCTACATCCTGACCTCCAACGGCGCGGGCACGCCGCCGACCTGGCAAGCGGCTCCGGCAGGTTACACCGACGAGCAGGCACAGGACGCAGTCGGCACGATCCTCGTCGACTCGACCACGATCAACCTGACCTACGACGACGCCACGCCGTCCGTCACGGCGGCGGCCATCACGCAGATGTCGATCACGTCGGACGCCTCGGGCCTGAAGCTCTCGGGCGATTCGTCGAGCCCTGGCAACTCGTACTTCTACGGCACCAACGGCTCAGGCACCAAGGGCTGGTACGCGCAGTCGTCCATCTCGGCAACCTCGACTTTCGATTACGGCAAGACCACGGCCATGGCGGCCGGCTTAGCCATTCCATAACGGAGCCTTCCCATGACCATGAACGTCAAGCCGATCTTCACCAGCACGCCGGCCATCAGCGTCGGTGTGTCGGTAGCGACCGCGCAGAACACCTACGACGGTACGGGCGCAAACGACACCCTCGTCTTCACGGCAGACTCTACGGACGGCAGCTTCGTCTCGCGCCTGCGCTTCAAGGCGAAGGGGACCAACGTCGCCACGGTCGCTCGGGTCTACATCAACAACGGCAGCACTGTGGGCACTGCCAGCAACAACACATTCTTCGGCGAGATCGGCCTACCGGCCACCACCGCAAGTGCCTCGGCGGCCACCCCTGACGTCGACTACCCGATGAACGTTGCCTTGCCGGCCGGCTACAAGATTTACGTCGGCGTGGCGACCACGGTCTCCGCTGGTTGGGCTGTCACGGCCGTTGGCGGCGCCTACACCGCGATCGCGTAATGTACAGCTACGTTCTGGTACGTGAGATGCCGAGCGAGACTCTTCTCTACCAGGAGAGCTGGCTCGGCGAAGTCGAGCGGTACGCACAGGTCGACGGCACTGTAGTGCCCACGCCCATCTGCGCACGGGTAGTGGACCCGGCCCCGGCCGAACCGGTCTGGAAGCCAGCCGTGCCACCGTACCGACCGGAGGCCCCGATCCTAGCCCCGGAAGGTGTCAGCCGCTTCCAGTTCAAGAAGGCGCTGTCGGATGTGAGTCAGCTGACGGCCGTTAACATCCTCATCAGCGATGCAGGCACACCGCCCATTGTCAAGTTGGCCTGGGCCGAGCTGGCGGAATTCAAGATGCAGTCGGACTTCATCCGGTTCTTGGCGCAGCGTCTGAACTGGACGTTGCGTGACGTGCGCCTCCTCTTCAAGGCAGCCTCCGAGGTCAAAGACTAATGTCGCTGCGGAGTTCGTTCGATCAGGGGTTCTTCCCTGGTGCCGGCCCGTTCGGTCTCTACGACCACGCCCCTCCGGGGGCCGACGTCCAGATTTTCTGGCCCAGTGCGGCGACAGAAGGTGCTCACTACCAGCTGTGGAACAAGCCGCGTGGCAAGACCATGGCCTGGTTCATGTGCCGTGGAGGCGGCGGGCCGGGCGGTAACGGACACAAGGCGGCGGCTAACACCGCCGGTGGTGGCGGAGGTGGTGGAGGAGGCGGCACGTCGATGCTGCTGGTGCCGCTCGTACTCCTACCCGAAGTGCTCTACCTGGCGCCGGGTCGTGGGCAACCTACGGCTGGCAGCACTGGACTAGGGTCGGGGATCTACATCGGCCCCAACAACAACGGCACGTTCTGCATCCTGTACGCGAACGGAGGCAACTCAGGTACGAGTGCTTCGAGCGGTACGGGCGGTGCAGGCGCGACCGCAGTAGCCGCGTACACCCTCGCATCTGCAAACCTGGCGGGTCTCGGACAGTACACGTTTCTTCCGGGCAGTGCTGGTGCTGCTGGCGGCAGCAACAGCGTGGCCGGGACTGCTCTGACGATTGGCACGGCCGGAGGATTGGCACTTGGCGGTGGCGGAGGAGGCGGACTCCCATCCCTCAGCACTGCCGGAAAAGCGGGTGGCGGCTTTGCTGGCGTCACTGCCGTGTTCCCGGCACTTGATGGCGGAGCAGGTGGAGCGGCAAGCAACGCTCCCGGCGAAAACGGTTGTGATGGGACAGACCTCATTCCCAAGCTCGGCGTGATTTCTGGCGGTACCGGTGGCGGGTCCGGTGGACTCGGCGGTACCGGTAATGCAACCGCAGCCGGTGGGTTAGGCGGCGACGGTCTGTGGGGTTCGGGTGGCGGCGGCGGAGGTGGTGGTTTCACCGGCTCTTCCGGCGGTACGGGTGGACGCGGCGGCGACGGCTTCATCGCGGCCGTGTGCTGGTAACTCATGTCGCCGTTTGACCAGGGCTTCATCCCGCAAGCCTACGCCCATTTCCGGGTAGGCGCCGTGCCGGGATCACAGGCCGACGTGCAGTGGTTCTGGCCAGGCAACACCAACAACGCCACCGGTTTCCAGACGTGGACTAAACCACGCGGCAGGTCGATGGCGTACATGATGGCGCGGGGCGGTGGTGGTGCGGGCGGTGATGGTATGCGGAACGGCGGCATCACATCTTCCGGCGGCGGAGGTGGTGGAGGAGGCGGCGGTACCAGCATTCTCCTGGTGCCCATTTACTTACTACCGGACACCCTCGTCATCTCGCCAGGTCGCGGTGGACGAGCGAGTGCCCAGAACGGCACGTCGTCCTACATCGCCGTTACCCCATCGGGGGCTGCGTACGCACTGCTCCATGCCAACGCCGGTAGTGGCGGGGCGACGGCGACGACTGGTAGTGGTGCCGCCGGTGGTAGCGGCGCCAGCGTGTCTAGCTTCAACAGTTCCATCTTAGGTGGCCTCGGCCGCACGTTGTTTCTGCCCGGTGAGGGTGGAGTGGCCGGAGGTGGTTCCGGTGCCGCAGGCGGTTCCATGGCTATTGGTACGGCCGGTGCCATGGCGCTCGGTGGTGCTGGCGGCGGATCTAAGTCAGCCACTTCCAATGCAACCGGCGGTAACGGTGGTGGCTTCACTGGTACCACGGCCGTCGTGCCGACCTTTCCTGGCGGCACTGGAGGCATCAATGGCTCCACCATGGGAGCAAGTGGGTCAGACGGCCAACTACTCCTACCCGGTCTGGGCCTGGTGCTCGGAGGGTGCGGCGGCGGCGGGTCAGCGAATAACTCTGGATGGCCGGATGCCGGAAACGGCGGTAACGGGATTTTAGGCAGTGGGGGCGGAGGAGGCGGTGGCGGTTTCACGACCGCTAACACGTACTTCGGTGGATGGGGTGGCGACGGCTTCGTCGTCATCATCTGCTGGTAATGGGAACACGCATGCTAGAATTCTATCGGATAGGGTGGCGCCCGGCTGCCGGATGGGGATTAGCCGTGGTCGTTACGACAGGTGGCCTGTATGAGTTCGTGCTGCGCCACTTCTTCAAGTTGCCCGGCAACGACATTATGGGCTTCGTCGCATATCTGACTGCCGTTGCTGGCATGGTCTATCTACGCGGACGCGAGAAGTCGCAGGGGGCGGAATGATTCCGATCCCTGGTAAGTTGTACGTGATCGGTGCCGCAGTGCTGGCCCTCGGGCTAGTCTTGGCGGCGCAAGAGTTTCGAGTGCGCTACTACAAGAGCGAAGTGCGAGCAGTACAGCAAGAGTTGATCAACTACCAGGCGGCAGCGGCAGCTGCACTGATCGCACGACTTGAAGAGAACCAGAAGCAGGAAGCGAGTCAAGCGGCTCGCATCGAACAGGAGAAACGGAAGCATGAAAGCAGTGTGGCTAGTATTCGTTCTCGCTACGATGCTGAACTTCGGAGGCTGCGCGATGACGCAGCCCAGGCCAGCGGTGGTGGCGCCCTGTCCGAAGATTCACCCTCCTCCGGTGGAGTTGATGCAGGAACCGGAGAAGAGCGATTTGTTGCAGCTCTACAACGATGCGAAGAGGATCGAGAGACCCTCCGCTCCCTCCAACAGTGGGCTAAAGGAGTGACCAATGCCAATCCATAAAGTGCCAGGCGGATACAAGTGGGGACAGCATGGAAAGGTCTACAAGACTCGCGCCGGGGCGGAAGCCCAAGCACGGGCGGCCTACGCACACGGCTACAAGGGTAAAACCAAGCCGAAGAGAAAACCATGACTGATGCTCCTCATCACTTCGAACAGACCAAGCACGCCGTCGACGCCCTTTCGATTGGGACGGTAGTAGCCACCCTTGCCGGCTGGTTACCGTCGATCGCTGCTCTCGCTACGCTGGTCTGGACCTGTATCCGTATCTGGGAAACTGCGACCGTGCAGAAATGGGTCGCTCGCTTTCGGAAGACTGCATGACTACCGTCGTCGCAACTCGTACCGGTATCTGGACCGACAGCCAATGCAATGCGCCTGTCGATTTCTACACGCGTAAGTCCGAGTACATCAAGGACAGTACCGGGGCCGAGTTTCTCGTCGGAGTGTGCGGTGATCTGAACTCTAGCATCAAAGCAATCGAACTGTTCAAACGCTGCCCAGTCTTTGAGGCCTTCCAGCATGTGCCGGATGACTACTTCGGCAAGGACAGCCTAGACTTCGAACTGATCCTGGTGACGCGCGACAAGCGCCTCTTCTCGATCGATGGCGGTCTTGTGCCGACACCAGTTCTGAATGATTACTTCACAGCGGGCAGTGGTTCGCATTGGGCCATGGCGGCACTCGACTTCGGCAAAACGCCCGAAGAGGCTATAGCGTACGCCATCACTAAGGATCGCCAATCCGGTGGCCCTGTTCGGGTCTTGCGATTCCCGCGTAAGAGGCCAGAATGAGCGCTTTTCCGCCCTACGACTGGGAAGCTAACCGGGAGAAGCTGGTCGATCATGTCGGCCACTACCTCACGCTATCGTTGTTCGAGGAGCTTAAGCGGCCCGACGTCAAGATCGCGCCACTGTTCAAGCTATCCGACTGGAAGAAGCTGTATATTGCTGTCGCAGATCCGACAGAGTACGAAACAGCCATGGTCCTGATCGGCAACTGGCAGCACTGGCTCGCACTTCGGGCCAACAAGGTACTCGCCCGCTATTTCGACGAATGGCAACAAGAGGTCGACATCAAGTTGCGCTCCCTCGGTGTGCGCAATATGATCTCCCTGGCCGGTAGTACGTCGCCTGGTGCTGCTGGCAGCGCTAAGTGGCTGGCTGAGGCTGGCTACATCGAGGACAAACGTCTCAAGACGAAAGCTGGCCAGGAACGCGAAGCCGCCGTCAAGGACGCCGTTAAGGACCGAGTGGCCGACGACGCACGTCGACTCGGTCTCGTAAAGACTACTTAACAGGAAGGACTGCTCATGGAAATCGTAGGCATCGAAGAGATTCTACCCATCACCACCAACAGCGACGCGTCGTTCAACACGGACTTCGTACTGCCCAAGGGTGCGGCCGGCGTGGAAGTGTACGTCATTACAGCCGACAAGACCGGTACGCCTTCGTGGACCTTCGGCCTCAGTGCGCTGACGCCGGATGGCAATGCCGTCTCTAAGATCACGAGCGCAGCGGTGGCCGACAGCAACACCACCACCCGCGTAGCTGTGTTGCCGGGTGTCGTGGCCGTGGCCAACGCCATCGCTAACGACGTCATGCCCGGCAAGTGTCGTCTCGTGGCTACTCGCTCCGCTGGTACCTACGACATCAAGGCTTACGCCGTCTACTACAAGTAACCCATGGCGCGTGTCTCCAAAGCCGCTGATCCGCGTGCGGGCGTACGAGCCGCCGCAGAAGCAGACCTCCTCACCTTCATCAGACTGGTGGCGCCTCGTCGCGTCCTCGGTCTGGTGCATGAGGAGCTGATTACGTGGTGGCAGCGGCCGGAGGCACTCGACAACCAGCTCGTGTTGCTGCCTCGGGATCACCAGAAGTCCGCCCTGATCGCGTACCGTGTGGCCTGGTGGATTACCAAGTACCCCGACACGACTATCCTATACGCCAGCGCCACAGCCGATCTGGCTGAGAAGCAGCTCGACTTCATCAAGAACATTCTGACGTGCGATGCCTATCGGTACTACTGGCCCGAGATGGTGCATCCGTCGGAGAACAAGCGGAAGCGCTGGACGGCCGAAGAGTTCTCAGTCGATCATCCGCTACGCGACGTAGAGAGCGTGCGCGATCCGACCTGCAAGGCTGTCGGGATTACCGCCAACACGACGGGCCTCCACTGCCGAGTGGCGGTATTGGACGACGTCGTGGTGCCTGGCAACGCCTACACTGAGCAGGGCCGTGCCGACGTGCGGGCCTTCTACTCACAGCTGAGTTCGATCGAAACCACTGGTGCCAAGGAGTGGACGGTCGGTACGCGCTACCATCCGGCCGATCTCTACAAAGACCTGATCGATATGGTCGAGGAGTTCGAGGTCGAAGGTCAGGACGAGATCACCACGCAAAACGTGTACGAGGTCTTCGAACGCAAAGTCGAAGTTGGCGGCGAATTCCTGTGGCCGAAGACGTATCGTGATGACGGCAAGGCGTTCGGCTTCGATCCAAAAGAACTGGCCCGTAAAAAAGCCAAGTACCTCGACATCACTCAATTCTACGCCCAATACTACAATGACCCTAACGTCAGCGACACGGCTCTCATCGATCGATCCCGATTTCAATACTACGCCCGAGAAAACCTGCGGTGCCTGTCCGGCGTCTGGTATCTTGGCGAACGAGTCCTGTCCGTGTACGCGGCTATTGACTTCGCCTACTCCGTTACCCAGATGGCCGATTACACCGCCGTGGTGGTCGTTGGAGTCGATAGCGAAGGATACATCTACATCCTAGACATCGATCGCTTCAAGACTAAGAAGATCAGCGTGATGTACGAGAAGTGCCTGGCGCTCTACCGCAAGTGGCACTTTCGTAAACTGCGCGCCGAGACGACAGCAGCACAGGCTCTGGTGGTGCAGCAGTTCAAGGACTTCATGCGGAAGGAGGACATCGCGTTTGTAATCGATGAGCACCGTCCGCCGACGACCCGCACCAAAGAGGAGCGGATCGACTCGATTCTGGAGCCGCGTTACGCTAACCAGACGATTTGGCACTACCGTGGCGGCCATGTGCAGGCTCTCGAAGAGGAGCTATTAGTGGCCCACCCTGAGCACGATGACTTGAAAGATTCCTTGGCAGCAGTCTGCGAAATTGCCAAGCCCGCGCAACAGCGCAAACCCCGTGAACACCGTGACGGCAACGTGACGTACTCTTCCCGCTTCGGCGGCGTTGCTTTCCGTTCTTAAGAACGAGCCATGCCTGAGACTCTAAGTATCCCGGCTTACGAGCCTGATTTGATTGCCTGCACGATCGCTAATACGTGGGTCCAGTGGAACTCACGGCGTATCGAGTGGCTAAACGCCAAGAACGAGTTGCGCGAGTACCTGTTTGCCACAGACACCCGCAATACGGAAAACGCCAAGCTGCCGTGGAAGAACTCCACCGTCACGCCCAAGCTGACGCAGCTCCGTGACAATCTGCACGCAAACTACATGGCCGCGCTCTTCCCGAGTGAGGACTGGTTCGTGTGGCAGGGAGATAGCCCGGATGCCGCTACAGCCGCCAAGCGTGACGCTATCCAATCGTACATGAAGCAGAAGTTGCGACAGTCCGACTTTGAGCGCACGGTTGAGCAGCTGGTGCTGGACTATATCGACTACGGTAATGTCGTCGCCGGCCATGAGTTTGTGAACCTGTCGAAAACCGATCCGGCTACGGGTGCCGTGATTCAGGGCTATGTAGGGCCTCGTGCCCGCCGAGTCAGCCCGCTCGATGTGGTTTTTGACCCTCTGGCGTCGTCCTTTGCGGCTTCCCCGTTCATCCGCCGGATCGTCCGGACTCTCGGTGACGTCCGGCGCGATCAGAAGCTCCTGGGTGACCAGGGCTACAATCTGGAGATCCTAAACAAGGCGTTCGACATCCGCCACTCAACCTGGACGGACATTAGCGACCAGATGAAGGGGCATGGCCTCGTGGTCGACGGCTTTGGTTCGGACGAGGAGTACTTCAAGTCGGGACGGATGGAGTTGCTGGAGTATTGGGGCGATCTCTACGACGAAAAGACTGATACCTACTATCCTGACCACGTGATCACCATCATCGATCGCCGGTGGGTGCTCAAGTGCGCGCCGAATGAGTCTGTCCTCGGTACACGCCCGTTCTTCCACTGCGGCTGGCGTATTCGTCCGGACAACCTGTGGGCACAGGGACCGCTCGACCAGCTGATGGGCATGCAGTATCGGATCGACCACCTGGAGAACCTCAAGGCGGACGTATTCGATCAGATCGCCCATCCGGTGACGAAGACGAAGGGCACTACCGTCGAAGACTTCGAGTGGGGACCCGGCGCCAACATCTTCTGTGGTGAGGACGGGGACGTGGAAGTGCTGCGGCCAGATACTACAGCCCTCAACGCCGACATGCAGATTGACCGGCTGATGCAGCGTATGGAAGAGCTGGCTGGTGCGCCGCAGCAGGCGATGGGTGTCCGCACGCCCGGAGAAAAGACCAAGTACGAAGTTCAAGTACTGGAGAACGGTGCCGGGCGCATCTTCCAGGCCAAGGTCAACTGGTTCGAGAAGAACGTACTGGAGCCGCTTCTGAATTCCATGCTGGAACAGGCGCAGCGAAAGTTGGCCGGACGCGAGAAGATCAAGATCAAGGATCGCGAACTGGGCGTCGAGACCTTCGTCGACATCACCAAGGAAGACCTCATCGGTCCGGGTGCTCTCTATCCGATCGGCTCACGCCACTTTGCGGAGCAGGCTCGCTTCGTGCAGGAACTCAGCCAGACGCTGCAGACGGTCCAGGCACTGCCGCAGATTCGACCGCACTTCTCAGGCAAGGCCGCTGCCCGCGCGCTGGAGGATGGCCTCGGCTGGCGTCGGTGGGACATGGTGAAGGACAACGTAGCCGTGGCCGAAGAGCTGGAGACTCAGCGTCTGATGCAGAGTGCGCAGGAGTCGCTGGCGGCCGAGGGCCAGATGCCGGTAGACATGCAACCGCAGGACTATGCGACCGAGGAAGCCCGTGCGCCAACTGCTGAGTAAGCACCTGACGACCGACAAGGCCCGGACAGAATACGCCGAATGGTGGGACCGGGCCGGTCCCTGGCTGGAGCCCTTAGCCAAGGCTCTAAAGGAACTGGCCGGAGATGGGCGGATCTCGGAAGACGACCTGCGGTCGGAAGCGATGGCCATTCTAGCCTACCGCGCCGGCCGCCGGGACGCCTACCTAGACGTCCTGGACATGCTGCCAGACGCCTCTAAGAATTGACTCGACATTTCGGCGTTTTGTACGTCTAACTCTATAGAGGTCCGTTAATTGGCAGCCTGCCGCTTCGGACCTCTTCAATCCAGTTGACCGACAGGATACTATGGCTGACCAGCCGCTTTTCGGGGAAGGCGCCCCAGCAGCAAGCGCCCCAGCAACGCCCGCCACTCCCGCCTCCGGCGGCACCCAAGACCACGGGATGCTCGGAGTACTCGTTGGGGAGGGCCGCAAGTATCGCGACATCGACGCTCTGGTGAAGGGTCATCTGCACGCTGACGACCACATCGCCAAGATCGAAGAAGAGAACCGCCGCCTGCGCGAGCAGGTACAGAAGGCGGCCACGATGGAAGAGGTACTTCGTAGATTACCCGCAGCACCGCAGTCCGGCGATACGACCCCCGCCTCAGCGACTCCCGTGCCCGTCCCTGCGTCCAGTGACATCGCAGCGATCGTGCGGCAAACCGTCACCGGCCTCGAAACCGAGAAGACTCGCCAAGCCAACCGCCAACGTGCGGAAGCGGCCATGCGAGAACTGTACGGTGACAAGGCTAAGCAAGTTTTCGAAGCCGAGGCGACCACTGTCGAGCAGCGCACTGCGCTCTCTCAGTTGGCTGAAGTAGCCCCGGAGAAGTTCATCGCAATCTTTAAGCCGGCTGATAAGCCGATGCCTGCGATGATTGGCAGTACCGCCAACACGACTGTTCCTGCTCGTGTCGACCGTTCGGGAGACACCGGGACTCGTGAGTATTGGGACAAACTCCGCAAGGAGAATCCGAAGGCGTACTACAGCCACGACATGCAGCTCGCGAAGCAAAAAGCCGCGCTGGCGGACCCGGACAAGTTCTTCGGGCGCCGTTAACCTAATCGTAAAGGAACTGTAACATGGCCGGTATGGATTACGCCGCAGTAAGCGCCAACCTCGTTCGCGCCGAACTGTGGTCCGACAGCCTGAAGGACGTTCTGCAAGACGTTCTGATGGGCCAACACATGTTCGTCAACTGGATGACGAATTTCCCCGACGGCACGACCTTCACTATCCCGTCGCTCGGTGAACTGCCGATGCGTGAAGTGAGCGAAGGCCAAGACGTCGTGTACGACGCGATCGATACTGGTGAGTTCCAGTTCACGATCAACCACTACGTGGAGTCGGCGACCTACATCACCGACAAGGCGAAGCAGGACTCGTACTACGCCAACCAGCTCATCGCGGCGTTCGAGCCGAAGATGCGCCGGGCGATCGAGGAGAACCTGGAAACCAACATTCTGGCCCTCGCCAGTTCGCAGACGGCCGCCAACGCCAACTCGATCAACGGTGCCTCGCACCGCTTCGTGGCGACGGGCAGCACCAACACCGTTCTGTCTCTGGAAGACTTTGCCTACGCGAAGTACGCGCTGGACAAGGCCAATACGACCCGTGCTCGTGTCGCCGTGGTCGACCCGTCGCAAGAGTACGTCTTCAACACGATGACGAACCTGGTGAACGTGTCGAACAACCCGCAGTTTGAGGGCATCATCAACAGCGGCTTCGTGAACCAGACCACCGGCATGAAGTTCATCAAGAACGTGTACGGCTTTGACGTGTACGTGAGCAACTACCTCGACACCATCAGCGGCACTGAGGCTATCAACGCCGACAACCGTGGTTCGGTTACCAGCCCTTCGGGCGCGGTGCAGAACCTGTTCATGTCGATCGGTGCTGACGAGACGCCCTTCAGAGGTGCGTGGCGCCAGATGCTCCAGGTCGAGTTCGAGCGCAACAAGGACAAGCGCCGTGACGAGTACGTGATGAACGGCCGCTACGGCCTGAAACTGTACCGTCCGGAAGCCCTGGTTGTGGCGCTTTCCTCGACGACCGCCCGCTAATCTAGTCGCTAAGGAAAACGACCATGACTCTCTCTCGTAAAGCTTCCTGGACCAACTCGGATGGCCTGGTTGTCGGTTTCGGCAACAGGTACTCCGAGCGTCAAGCTACTGCCGTCAAGTACACCGACGGTAGCCGTCAAGAACTCGTGCTGGACTTCACGTTCGAAAGCTCGACCCCCGCGCTGGATATTCCGGCCGGTTTCGTGGTTGACAACGCGTACGTGGTGATCGGTACGGCCTGGCTATCTGGTACCAGCCTCACCATCGGTGACGGCAGCGATGCCGATGGCTGGTTCACTGCCACTGCGCTGGCGCAAGCCTCGATGACTGCTGGTGCGATCATCGAAGCCGACGGCGCGTATGTGCAGGGTGATGACGGTGGCGCGGCCGAACCGCTGAACCGTGCACAGCCCAAGAAATACGCATCTGCCGACACCCTCGACTTCGTCACTAATGGCACCTTCACTGCCGGCTCCGCCCGGTTGGTTGTGGTCGGCCATACCGAGAGCGTCGCTGCGGTGTAATCCTGGGGGGCCTAGCGCCCCCCTTCTAAGGAGTGGGTATGTCCATTGGTTCTGAACAACTCGATCTGCGCAAGCAGGTCATCGTGGGCGCCAGACGGCAGGTCAAAACCCTGACGTCTACCACGACGCTGAGTGCGGATGATAGCGGTGCGCTGATCATTCTGAACTCGGCGACGGAGTTCGTCACCACGCTGCCGGCTGTTGCCGAGGGCCTGGAGTTCGAATTCCTCGTTGGCGCAGCGCCGGCCAGCGCTAGCTACACGATCGTCTCTAACGCCAGTGCCAACGTGATTCGTGGGCATGTGCTGTCAAGCGATCTGAATGCGGCCTCGGACGGTGACTTCGAAGCATCTGGCGGCGACACCATCACCCTGGTAGACTCCAAGGCCGTGATTGGTGATCGCGTGAAGCTGGTTTGCGACGGCACCTACTGGTACATGTCGGCGATGTGCTCGGTCTTCGATGCCATCACCGTCACGACTGCCTCGTAATCTGTTCTTAAAGTAGCACCCTGACGGGGTAGGGGAAACCCTGCCCCGTTTCTTCTTACGACTATGACTATCGCCCACTCGTCCCTGACTGACCCCGAACTGCACGAACCGAAAGGTATCGCTGCGGCTGCTGCGAACAAGGTCTACGTTTCCGATGGCGCAGGCTCCGGCGACTGGACTGAATTCAGCGCAGTGACTGATGCCCTGTGTCTGGACATTGCGGACGGCAGTGCCGACACAAGCTATTACGTCGTGACGCCGTATGCGGGCACGATTACCAAACTCTACACCGTGATCGATGGTGCCGTCTCTACGGCCGACATCACGGTGCAAGCCAAGATCGGTGGCACCAATGTCACCAACGGCCTTATCACCATCGCCACCGCTGCCTCGGCTGCTGGCGACGTAGACTCCGCTACCCCGACCGCTGCCCGCACTGTGACCGAAGGCGGCAAGGTGGAATTTGCGGTGGCCGGCGG